GTTGAAAGTCAGATCACGATTGATACAGTATATTTTGATGAAGCACACAACAGTACACAGAGAAACTTCTTTGTGCCTACACAGGAACTCGCAACAAGTATATTCACACGTGCCTACTTCTTTACTGCAACCCCTAAGCATAGTCTCACACCTGCTAGGGCTGGTATGAATGACTCTAAGGTATATGGAGAGGTAATCTGCAATGTACCTGCTCCAAAGTTAGTCAGAGAGGGTTACATACTACCACCAAAGGTTGAGATATACCAGTCTAGAATCTTGAAAAAAGATGAGTTGGTTGCTGATCGTGATTGTGAGCAAATGATAGGTGCTATTGATAACCTTAAAAAAGATAAGGTATTGATATGTGCAAAGTCAACCGCACAGATTATCAATCTACTCTATCACACACCATTCACTCAGCAACTTGCATGGGCGAATTACTCATGGATGACTATAACATCTAAAACAGGTGCTATAATAGACGGAGAGAAGGTTAATAGAGAGACTTTCTTTGATACTCTAAGTGAGTGGGGAAAAGACCCTGAGAAGAAATTTGTTGTGTTACATCATAGCATATTATCAGAAGGTATCAACGTAAATGGTCTTGAAGCGGTCTTGTTCATGAGATCTATGGATTACATAGGTATCTCTCAAACAATTGGCCGTGTGATACGTAAGGGCAATGCAGACAAAGTGTTCGGACTTGTTTGTGTACCAGTTTATTCAAACGTAGGTATCTCAACTGCACGTAAGGTACAGAATGTTGTTGATACAATATTCAACAAAGGAGAGCCTGCTATTTCAACAGTAAGAAAATGACTTCATCAATAGTATTAGTTACAGGTGGTTTTGATCCATTGCATAGTGGACATATTGCCTATTTTAAATCAGCAAAAGCAATCGCACCATTGAGTCCACTCGCTGTCGGACTCAATTCCGATCAATGGTTAACACGTAAGAAGGGTAAACCATTCATGCCCTTAGAGGAGAGAATATCTATCGTCAGGGAATTGAGAATGATTGATGTTGTGATTGAGTATGATGATAGTGATGGAACCAGTAATGGTGCAATAGAGCAACTATTAGAGATATACGATAAGGTTATCTTTGCAAATGGTGGAGATAGACACAATGAGAATGTACCAGAGTATGAGAAGTACAAAGATAATGAGAATGTGATCTTCCGATGGGCTGTTGGTGGTCTCAATAAGAAGAACAGTAGTTCATGGATACTTAATGAGTGGGGTAAGAATGAGTAGCGAATTACTACTGAAAATATACATGAGGGCAAAAGAGAGACCACTTGCTAAACCTGTAAGAAAGCATTATAATGTGGCCACGTATGGTTAACTAGATGAATATTTTTGTTACTGACCCATCACCCTATAAATCTGCACAGGTACTACCTGATAAGCATATCGTCAAGATGCCCTTAGAAACTTGTCAAATGCTTTCTATTGTTGCATCCGATAAGTGGGGTCGTGGTTTCGGTAAGTTACCAAAAAAGAGTGGTGGTTTCTACAAAACAGATAAAGGTGCATTTCGTAATCATCCCTGTACTATATGGGCTCAGACTAACTTCTATTGGTTAATAGAACATGGTCTTGCTTTATGTGCAGAGTACACATACAGATATAACAAAGTCCATAGTTGTCAGTCTACTATTGAGTATGCTGATATGACGTTTCCATCTTGCCCACCACCCACAGATTTTGTTCGTGCTATGTTTGATGAGTTTAAGTATGATGAGTCTATTGATACTTTTACTGCCTACAGAAGATATATCAATGCTAAACCATGGGTTAAGGACAACTATCTTAGAAAACCAGAGAGAAAACCTGATTGGATAACATGAGAGATATAATATTATTTGGAGATTGTAGAGATACACTCACACAATTTGATGAGAAGGCAAGATGTTGTGTTACATCCCCACCTTACTATGGACTCAGGAACTATGGGGATGAGGAGAATCAAATCGGACATGAACAAACACCTGAGGAATATGTTGATGAAATGGTCAAAGTATTCAGATTGGTTAGAGATTGTCTAACTGATGATGGTACTGTATGGTTGAACATAGGGGATAGTTATTATAACTATAGACCTGGTAAAGGTCAAGCACTTTCTAAACAAACTCTAGCAAAGAATGATCAAGACCTACCTACTAAATGTGCAAGGAGAGGTAATAAACTAGATGGATTGAAAGAGAAGGACTTGATTGGTATTCCTTGGCTTCTTGCGTTTGCTCTACGTGCTGATGGTTGGTATTTAAGACAAGATATTATCTGGAATAAACCTAATCCCATGCCCGAAAGTGTGAGAGATAGATGTACTAAATCACATGAATACATATTCTTATTAAGTAAGAGTCAGAACTATTACTTTGATGTAGATGCTATCAAAGAACCTACAAGAAGGAAGAGATCAGTATGGGATATAACTAAGAAACCATACAAAGATGCACACTTCGCTGTATTCCCACCTGATTTGATTGAACCCTGTATCAAGGCTGGTAGTGAGAGAGGAGATATAATCCTCGATCCATTTATAGGATCAGGAACTACTGCTATGGTATCTAAAGAGTTAGGAAGAGACTACATAGGTTGCGAATTACATGAAGAGTATGGTAAACTAATACAAGATAGACTACAACCATACCATAATCCCTTAGAGAAGTTTTATGAAAAAAGTTGAAAGACATAAGTATGATGGCGATACGATCATAGCCACCAGAACACTTGAGTTCGATCCATTTCCTTATGAGTACATAGAGGATGTAATGAAAAAGATTGAGTGTTACCTTACACCTGACTTATTATCACACAAGAAATTGAAATATCCTGAGGATGTTATCAAATACAGATTTTATGGACATTGCTATCATTCATCACAGGCATTATATTTCCTGATGGATACTGATAGATTGAAACCTTATAGTGGAGTCGATTGGAGAGAAGAAAAGCATTGGTGGTTACAGGATGAAGATACAATATATGATGTAACTGTTGACCAGTATAACTGTAGAAACAAAGTACCACCTTATGATGTTGGTAAGGAGAGTAAATGGTACGGATGGAAACAACGACCACAACAATTAACACTCGATCTCATGGTCAAAGTGTTAGGAAAGAGATTAATTAAAGATGAAGCATCCTAAGTCAATTAAAGAAATAGATTTATCAGCACTTAAACCTGATGCTGAAGCCATCAAATACCTTATCACTAATCTTGATAATGGTATGATGTATTCTGGTTCTCATAAGTTATATGAGAAAGGTGTGTTTCCTGATGGATACTGGAATAGTTCAAGAAACTCTGAATTTACTGAAATTTTTTATGGAATGAAACCTATGCTTAAATATGAAATTATTGAATCTGGAAATTATCCAGAGATAAAAAATCTTGAGAGAGATACACATAAGAAAGAAGATGTAATTAATAACCCAAAATATTATAATCTAGCAAATGCAGGGGGTTCTTATCAACACCCTGTAAGGATGGAATTATGTAAGTACATAGTTCAGTTAATTAAAGATGGTTATTTCAACGTAGATAAACCAGAAAGAGTTGATGTATTGAATACATTAAGGAAGTTACAGGTTAGAGTTGAAGTACCACCTGTAGATGAAATTGCTAATAAAATGAGAGAGCAAGGGGATGCCTCAAATTCAGAGAGGGTTCTTATTTGGGAAGATGAAGAAGAGGATATGATAGGGGATGGTAATAGAACCTTATTAGCAGCCACTAAAGCAAAGATTCCACTTGTTCCTACTGATAGAATACCTACAGAATTTAGGAGAGAATATGGAATTACTGAAGTTGAACAGATCATTATTGGACAATTAAAAAATCCAGTACAAACATTAAAAGAACCTACTGATGAAGAAACTATCATAGAGACTATATTGGGATATAATAAGGATTATGAGACACCTATAAATTGCCCTAGTAATAAAACTTATATCACAGAAATAGGATATTCTATTCAAAAGGCAAATAACCTTATTAAGAAAGCAGAAGATAGAAAAGCAGTAAATGATCTTAATGCAGTAGGAAAGACTTGTATTACATATGATAAAAAAGATCCAAGAATTAAAGAGATAGTCGGAGAACTAGAAGATGATGTTACTATTGTTTCAACAGGTTCTTCGGGTAGTCCTTTAAGATTATTAGCTGATACTATTGATTTGATCGGGGAGAAACCTAATTGGACAACTCTCATTGTAAGACCTTATCATAACGTAGAATCAAATAGAAGAGCATGGGAGGGAGAGTATGTTAAGGATAAAAAGACAGGTCAAATGGAATTTAAAGAAGGTCATAAGCAGAAATTCCATAAACGATTAATAATCATAACAGAAGAGTTTAATGATGATGGTATTCCCAGAACTATTGTTATGGATAGTATGCCACATTTTCAAAGTAAAATTACTAAGGGGTAACAGTTTGTAAACTGTCACACTAGGGGTCACACAGACCCCTTTTTTATTATATAATAAAGAAGTAAACAAAGGAGAATACTATGAAGTGCGAAGTAAAACTATATGTTGCAGGAACAGTATTTACTGAGGATGTTCATGCTGTTGACTATGCTGAAGCAAAGCGAGTCGCACTAGCAAGAAATCCTAATGCAAGAGTGATTGGTGTAAATGCGAAATTCTAACTATCAAACCTTTTATAAGGATGCGATAAAGAATAAGCAAGGATACGTAACTAAAGATGGTATGTGGGCTGCTATACCATCTAACGGAAAGAAGTTTGCTATTGTTCACAATGGAGAGGTAGTACACATCTCAAGGAACTACGATAGTGCTATGAACTATATACGGAAAGAACTTAAAAGGAAATGAGTCGTGTCTGACCTTGACCTAGCCCCATCATCATATGAACCACCTGATGATGTACAATTACAAAATAACAGAGGTACACAAATGAGAGACCAAGCATCAATCGGTAATGAAACACCTGCAATAAAATATGATAGAGCATTATCTTTATTCACAGAGTCGGTAATGAAGCCTGACCATGACTTGAGAGGCTGTGCACACAACCAAGGATGTTATAACGAATTGTTAGAGATAAGACAACACGTTTTAGAATACCTTAAAACATTAAAAGAAGTTACTCATCACACAAATGCTGACGAGAGTGACGAGATAGAGACTGCAAAATTGGAGTCAGCAAAATCATATTATACTAACGATCAGAAACCATATTATATACAGTAGGTATATGTGCGTAGGCATAAATTTTTGTTAAAATGTATCTGTAAATACAGACATTATTTGTCTATATAATAATGAAGAGTTAGGAAAAACCAAGATGATCTAAACCATCTTTGTTATGGCGACTAATTTCAATTTGGAGGTTCAATTATGCACAACTTAATTTCCTTTAATCAGTTAGCGGGAGATCACGATGATCACCATGACGATTTAATCAAAGAGTACTACGAGTGTCTGATTGAATGTGATCAAGAACATCATGTATGTAAACGTATTTGTAAGGAGGTTTTAATTAACTAACACGTAAACATCACATAGGTTAAAGGACATGGACAAGTATTTACATCCACCTTAAAGCAAACATTCATTCATTCACTAAACCCTTGACTTCTACAGTCAGGGGTTTTATAATATCATATAAATAGGCTTTCATGCAATATGCTTATGTAACAATGAATGATAAACAAGCCGCAAAAAAACTTATAAAGATAGCAAGAAAGCATCCTAAATTATATAACAAAAGGGATGTATGGTATGCTAAAATGATTAAAAAGGAACTAAAGAAAAATGACTCAGGACTCACTAAAGATCAATCGAAATAAAGATGGTTCATTTGCTGTTGAGTGGGATAAAGAAGATCCTAACTGGAAATTTATGAACACCTTGACTTCTAAAGAAATTCAAGATATGATACAAAAAGCAATGAAAGAAGATGGCCTTATCTGATACAGTAAAAGCATCCCTAACTGATGCACAAGAAGATTTAAGAAATGCACTTGCGTATGCAGCTAGAACTGAAAAACCATTTGTAAGTAAGCACATAGCAGCCTTACTTGCTGATATAGAGAACCTTATAGATGCTAGTGATGTAATTGATAGCATCGAGAATAGGAAACTAGGAGATAGTGGACTATTTGGTACATTTTATGACTAAATTATAAAGGGATTATAAAATTTATAACTACTTTATATAACCTATGTTATAATACCAACACAAACAAGCACAAAAAATGGTCAATTTAGACGAAAGATACCACGATTACCTTATTAATGGTAAACTTATAAGGATGGATGGTGTAAGCGAAAAATTGATCGGTTATGGTTGGCATTGTGATGGAAACGAGATAAAAGGTTACTATCTTACTACAGAGAACCATAAATTATATTATAATACAAACCAAGTATATCAGTACAAAGAAACACTTAAGGAGAAAGTTAATGTCTAAAATGAAACATGATTTAGACCATGAAGTATATCTTGATCCTAAGGATCATAAGGAACATATTAATCATGGTATGTTAGAGTATAAAGAATCAGAACTTGAAGAAGTTCATGCAGATTATGAATACTCTCATAAAGACGAAGTAGTAGAGCCGAATGAAGGTAAGATTAATGATTGGCA